AAACATATCTAATCCAGCTAATGCTTTTTCCTTGGGTCTTAGTCCACAGAACATAGCAATAGCACAAAGAACAAGAGGTAATCCGTGAACATAGAACAATTAAGAGATACCCTTAAAATTGATGAGGGCTGTGTAAATTCCGTGTATTTGGACCATTTAAATTTGAAGACCGTAGGAATTGGGCATTTGCTGACAGAGTGGGATGAAGAGTACGACAAACCAGTAGGTACACCAGTATCAGAAGAACGTGTCAACGAATTGTTTGATAAAGATGTCCAGGTGACAATAGAAGAATGCGAACAATTATTCGGTAACTTTCAGGATCTTCCAGAAGAGGTGCAGCAGATTTTAGCCAATATGATGTTCAACCTGGGCAGACCAAGATTATCCAAATTCAGACGATTATGTAAAGCTGTGGCTGAGAGAGATTGGCAAGAAGCTGCAGTACAAATGGAAGATTCAAAATGGCACAAGCAAGTTCCTAATCGTGCAAATAGATTAGTCTCTCGTATGAAGGCTGTTGATAGCACCTAATCCTAAACTGGTAACTTTAGCTCTGTAATCTTTATATTCTTCTTTTTTAAATTCCTGATCAATCATAAGTCCTAATTGTTGTCTAATGTTTCTTCTTTGATGTTTGGTTATTTTTTGAAGTTTTTCATAACTTTCGATGTCTAAACCAACTGACTTGAATTTTGTTGTATCTGTCATTATACTACCTCCATGACCTATTCATACCCATTTATACCCAAAAAGAACAGAACAAGCAACAATAAGTATTTTGCAAAAAAAACATTAGCTTTTGGTTTAAAATTTGATTCAAAGTGGGAGGCAGAAAGGTGGGGACAATTAAAAGCTATGGAGAGAGCTGGTGTTGTTACCGAATTAGAACGTCAAATAAAATACGAATTATCTGTTAACGATATTAAAATTTGTGATTACATTGCTGATTTTAGATACCTTCAGCAGGAGGAGGATGGATTTTCTAAATTAATTATAGAGGATGCAAAAGGCATTTTGACACCTGAATTTAAATTAAAAAAGAAAATGATGAAAGCTATACACGGTATAGACATACATCTTTCTTACAAAAATAAACGGTAATTTCCAGGTAGAATCATACAGGAGAGGGTCTTTACCCCCTCTGTATGAGCCTTATATCAAGAATTTTTTTACACATCTTCTCAATGGTAGTGGCAAATCATCCTGATACAGTAACTTTGCAATTACTATACCAATTACGACCTTTTGCCATAAATCTTTAGTCTAATCCTTTTATCAGGACTAGTTTTAAAATTATAAAGTCTTTCAATCATTATAATAAAGTCATCTCTACTACCTTGATTAGTCAATTTAGCAGAAAAGTTTTCTACCCTTCTTTTAAATATTGACCATACAAAGGACTTATCATTCATAACTGAAATCATAGCACGAATAAAGTTACCCTTTTTCCATTTATCAAAGTAATTACCTATCCACATAATGGCATGGGCTATTTCTTTGGCTTTTTCTAAATCATGTACCTTAAAACCACCCTCACGAAACTCACGATAGTCGTGTTGATCTAAGTAACCCTTACCATTTAGCATAGCAAGTGAGTCTGATACACTAAAACCAAAAGCTCTAACAAACCATTCTAAGGTAATATAATGCTCAGCATGTAACTTAAAGTGAGACATCATATATTCGTGCATAGTCCATTTACGATTAACAGAGTTCAACTTTCTTATATCTTGAAGAGTTAAACCCTCTTTTATTATATATTGAACTGGCAATCCTAAAATTTTGTAAGCTTCAAGTCTATGTTGACCATCACATACTTCCATTTTTTCATTTACAATAATAGGGATATTGAGATCTCTTTCATCTATTTGAGAAGATAAATCTTTGACATGTTTGTCTACTATATCTCTATTACCAACAAGATAAGTAAACAAATTGTAATCAGTAGTGATATGAATTTTATTCTTATCTTTTTTATTTTTTTTATCGTCTTTGTCCAATTTTTCCTCCATTGACTGATTGGATTTTATAATTGATTTTGCAATCATTACTACAATACATAATACAATATATTTATATTGCAAGTAAAAAAATAAAAAAAATGATAGTTTAGGTATTGACATATATGTAATGATGTCTATATTTAACCTTGCAAGTAGAAATTTTAACGAAAGTGAGGTTAGTATGGCACAGAATTTCTATGACATGAACGATCAGCAGCTTTTACAGGAGAAGATCTTGTTGAAGCAGGAGATTGATCGACAAAAAAAGAAGATGGAAGAGCTTAACAGTCTTTTGTCAGCAAGGTTCTTTAACGATGCTCATAAAGATTTACAGAGACAAGGTAAAGACTTTGGTACAACTACTATATTTTCTGAACAAGAAGATAAAGTTAAGGTTTCCATTAATAAAAAAGTAACATGGGATCAACAGGCATTGCGAGATGCTTTCGATAGCATGGACCCTGAAGATGCAAGGCATTATGCAAAAGTAACATATGCCGTGGAAGAGAGAAAATATACAAATGCTCCTCCAGCTATTATTGATAAGCTTCAGCCAGCCAGAACTGTCGAGCAAGGAACAATAAATATTGATCTTGTACAACCAGAGGAGGCTTAATTGGCTTTAGAAATAATAACTGCCGAGCAACGTATGGCAGAAAAAAGAGGTCATAAGATGGTCATCTGTGGTCAAAGTGGTGTGGGCAAGACAACTCTTGCTCGCACTCTTGATCCTGATAAGACTTTGTTTATTGACCTTGAGGCAGGCGATACTGCAATTAAGGATTTTCCTATTGATGTAATTAGACCTAAAACATGGCAAGAGTGTCGTGATTTTGTTTGTTACATTGGTGGTGTCAATCCATCTTTGTCAAGAGAGCCTTATGACCATATCCATTACGAAAGAGTAATGCAGGAGTTTGGTGACAAATTAGTTCAAATGCACAAATACGATACTATATTTGTTGATAGTATTACAGTTGCAGGACGTTTATGTTTTCAATACTGCATGTCTCACCCTGATAATGTTATAGAAAGGTCTGGTAAAGTTGATACTAGATCTGCCTATGGTATGCACGGAAGAGAAATGATGGGATGGCTTACGCATCTACAACATATTAGAGATAAAAATGTTATTTTAGTTGGCATACTTGACTCTAAGATAGATGACTATGGTCGTACCAACTACGAGTTGCAAATTGAAGGCTCTAAAACTGCACGAGAACTACCTGGAATTGTTGATGAAGTTATTACAATGACAGTTATGGGTGGTACAGATGGTGTGCAACCATACAGAGCTTTTGTATGTCAAACTCTTAACGAATGGGGATACCCAGCCAAAGATAGATCAGGTAAGCTTGATGTAATTGAAGAGCCACATCTTGGTAAACTTATAAATAAGCTTAATGGATCTGCACAGAAAAAGGATTTAACATTTGTTGATCCACAATCACAACCAACACAGAAAGGAGAAGTCCAGTGATTGATTTAAATAATATTGAAAATGGGGGTGGTTCTGATTTTGAACTTATCCCTGAAGGTACTATTGCAAGAGCAATTATTACCATTAGACCACACGCAGTGGTAATTCCTGAATTAAGTAATACACCTATATTTAAGGATACACCATCTTCATCAGCTAAATGGCTTGATGTTGAGTACACTATTATTGGTGGTCCATTCGATAAGCGTAAATTTTGGACTAATCATTTTTTTGATGGCGATGCCAAAGATGATAATGGTGTATCTAAATCAAAAAAGATTGGATTACAGTGGTTGAAGGCAGTTGTAGAAAGTCATAATGATATTTCTGCAATGGATGCTTCGCCACAAGCTCAAGCAGTAAGACAAATAGACATGCAAAAAGGTGGTATTGCCACCATAAATGGTATGAATGTTTGTGTAAAAGTTGGTATTGAGAAATCTAATAATCCTCAATATGCTGATCAGAATAAATGCAGAGTTGTTATGACACAAGGTATGGATGGTTACATACCAAGTGGTGGTGGTTCTGCACCTGTTACTCCATCGCCTGCACCTACTACTAATAGTAATGCAGTACCTGATTGGGCTAAGTAATGATGGAAAGCATAGCAAGGGCTAACTGACCTTAGTCTACTTGCAAGTCGCTTGGGTAGTGCGATGCCCTAAAACTACCCACCATTTATAGCCAATGAGAGACAAATGATTTTAAGACCATATCAAGAAATAGCAGTACAAGATGCTTCTAATGCTTTGGACAAGCATAAGAATACTATAGTTGTTGCACCAACAGGTGCAGGTAAAACAATTATGCTATCTGCATTGATTGGCAAACGATACAAAAAAGGCAAAAAGATTTTAGTGCTGCAACATCGAGATGAGCTTGTAGGACAGAACAAAAACAAATTTTCTCGTGTTAATCCAAAAATATCTACGTCTATCGTAGATGCTTCAGAAAAAAACTGGGATGGTAGCACAGTATTTAGTATGGTGCAGACACTATCCAGACCGAACAATTTAGCTAATATGTCCAAAGTAGACATGATGGTGATAGATGAAAGTCACCATGCCATAGCAGATACATATGTCAGAATTATAAACAAAGTTAAAGAAGCTAATGAGTCAGTTGAGATTGTTGGCTTCACTGCTACACCTAACCGTGGAGATAGAAAAGGTTTAAAAGGTGTGTTCAACAACTGCTCACATCAGATCGAGATAGCTAATCTTATACGAGAGGGTTTTCTTGTACCACCAAAGACATTCGTAATTGATGTCGGAGTGCAGCAGGATTTACAAAATGTTCGTAAAACTGTGTCAGATTTTGACATGGGACAGGTCGAGCAGATAATGAACAAACGTGCAATCAACGAAAAGATTGTCGAAGAGTGGCAAGAAAAAGCAGGAAACAGAAAGACAGTTATATTTTGTAGCACAGTGGTTCATGCACATGATTTATGTGATGAGTTTAGAAGATCTAAAATCCGTGCAGAAATTGTCACAGGTGAAACACCATCGGAAGAAAGAAAACAAATACTGCATGATCTGGAACATGGTGACGTACAAGTCGTGGTTAATGTTGCAGTATTAACAGAGGGCTTTGATGCACCACCTGTCAGTTGCATTGTGCTTACAAGACCATGTTCGTACAAATCCACAATGGTGCAGATGATTGGTCGTGGTTTGCGAACAATAGATCCTGAGACACATCCTGGAATAATTAAAAAAGATTGTATTGTATTAGACTTTGGCACGAGTGTGTTGACACATGGATCTTTAGATGAGGGTGTTGATCTTGATGGCAAAGATAAAATGCAACAAGGATCAGGACCTGAGAAAGTATGTCCTAATTGTAAATGTCTTATACCTTTGAGTGTCCGTGTTTGTCCTATGTGTGGACATGAGATCGAGATGCAGGCAAAGGAGATGCTTGAAACATTTGAGATGACAGAGGTTGATCTTATTGATAGATCTCCGTTTAGATGGATTGATTTATTTAACAATGGCAGGTGCATGTCAGCTAGTGGATTTAATGGTTTTGGTTTAGTAGCACATTTAGATGACGTTTCTGTAGCCTTAGTTAAGCGTACAAGAGGTAAACTTAGAGTTGTAGGTGTTGGGACCAAAGAACAAGCTTTGGCTTCTGCTGATGATTTTTTGAGGGAAATTGAAGATAGTGATGGAGCTAAGAAAGGTAAAAGATGGCTCAACCAAGCTATGACAGATAAACAAAGAGAGGCTTTGGCTAGAGAGAACAAAATTGTAAGTCAGTTGGACTTAAGTTTTAGTAAATATAAAGCTGCATGCTGGTTAAATTACTTGTGGAACAAAAAAGAAATAGATGGCAGAGTTTTAGATTATTATGGAGGAGATGAGAATGCAGCGTAGTGAAGCATTACAAAAAGCCGAACAATTAATTAACGGAGCTAGAGCTAGGACACATGGAGATGCAAAAGATACACATGAGTCAATAGCTAAAATTATGAATGTATTATGGAGACATAAACTTAAAGCAGAACTTACTTATGATGACATATATAAATTTTGCATAGTGCAAAAACTTGTTCGGGACTCTCAAAATCCAAAAAATATGGATAATCCAATAGATGTAATAGGATACGGAGCTTTATGGGCAGAGGGTAAAAGTGGCAAGAATTAACGTGGATTATCAATTAAACATGAAATCTAAAAGTAATACTCAATATATTCTTGAGGGTAGTATAGTTGTGCCAATATTTTTAGAGGATGATAACGATCATGTATTAGATCATATTGATAAATTTATCGGGAAAGCTATTGATGACACGGATGATGAATTATTAGGTGGTACAATAGTGGCTGAATTTTTAGGTGTCAGTCATTATTTTGATTTTATGGTAACAGAAGGAGGAGGAAAAAGATGGAACAACATGGTAACAGGGACAGACACGATACATTAAAGATACTGTCCGAACAATTTGCAAAAATAGGTTGGGATAAAAAACTGCAGCATTTGACACGAGACGAAGCTCTTGCCATAATTGATGCCATTCAATCAGCTA